ACCTTCTAATAATTCTTTTTTAAAAGAATTACAGATTGCATTTGTTGTTATAGCCATAGTTTCTCCTTATTAATAAGTTGTGTTTGGAGACTCAGAAGGCACTTTTATTCTTGGGACACCATCATCATACTCCGCACGTCTTCTTCTGCCCATTTGTTGTAGAGCAAAATTTTGTATCTCTTCATTATACTTTGAATTATATAAATTGTATAGGTTGTCAGGGCCTTTTAAAAATCTAAAACACTCAGCCAAAACACCGTGCAAAAGCATAGACTCTTGATAAGTTGATAGAAAAGTATTTGTTGAAGAATTAAAATGCGGTGGATCTTGAATATAATTTATTTGAACTGTATCAGCAGCAGCAGGAGTTGGTGCAACTATTATATTAAATTCATCGAAATTTGCAAAATATTTAGGAGTGCCTTGTTTACCAGTGCTATTAAATTCAGATATAAAACTAGTGTCTTTTTTTTCTAAAAAAGTTCTAGTGCCTCCAGAGTCAATGTGCTCTACAGATCTCATAATTATTAAGTCCCCAGGTAAGGACACAGCTCTATTGCCTGCGGTAAAAGTTGATGTAGCATATTTCCTTAAATCATCATAATCAACTCTGCCTGCAATATCTGTTTCTACATTTCTAATAAATTGATCAATTTGAGAATCACTTAATACAGTGCTATCTACTTCAGTATAATTTCTGATTTGTGTTAAAAAATTAGCGTGTGTTATAGCCATTATGTTATACTCACTGTTATATTACCTACGTTTAAACTAAGTTGTCTTTGTCTATTTTGTTTGGATCCATCATCTGGAACCATTGATGAAATAGATGTGGTTATTCCATTCCCTGTAAATTCTTGAGAAAAAACACCAAATCCAAACACGCCTGGAAGCGTTAAATTTATTACCTGCACTTGAGTCCCTCCTGAGTCAGAAAATGTACCATCACCATCAGTTAAAAATTTTTGATCTGGTTGTTGAAATTTCATGACCCTTGAATTTTGTAAAGCAATTGCATCTGCTGTAGTTCTACGTCTTCTAATTTGAGGATGTTTAGGTTCAAATTCTGTGTAATGAACTAAAGATCCATTCCATTCTTTAACCATTTCATCATAAGGAAACTCCATACCTGATCTATCAGATATTGCTTTTGAATATTTTCCTACTGCAAATTTTCCCATTATATACTCGTTGGATAAAATGATTGTGGAGTTATAAAAGTAGATGCTCTCTGGCCATCTTCTTCTAATGCTCTTTTAAGTTCATCCTCATAAATCATTTTGTTTTGTTGAACTAATTGAGGACTTTTTTTCATTGAAAGATAATAAGCTAAACCTGCACACATACATGGTAAAAATCT